ACCGGTGGGCGCGAAAAAAAAAAGTGGTCCCCGCCACGTGAACATGTCGCGCGTTGCTGTCCAATCAAAACGCGCGCTGTACGCATTATAATTTGAAATTTGAAATATAAACTTGGTCCCTAAGTAGTTGAAATTAAAATGTGGGATCCTTTGGTGAATGATTTCCCGGCAACCGTGCACGGTTTTCGGTGTATGTTAGCTATAAAATATATTCAGGCGGTTAGGTCCGAATACGATCCCGGTAGTTTAGGGTTTGATTTATTGTCTGATTTAATAGGTGTTCTTCGTGCCGGGAATTATGTCGAAGCGACCGGCAGATATCATAATTTCCACTCCCGCCTCGAAGGTACGACGTCGTCTGAACTTCGACAGCCCAATGCAGTCCGGTGTTCGTGCCCCCACTGTCCTCGTCACAAACAAACGCCGAGCGTGGTCCAACAGACCCAATTACAGGAAGCCCAGAATGTACAGAATGTATCGGAGCCCAGATGTCCCAAAGGGGTGTGAAGGTCCATGTAAGGTCCAGTCCTATGAACAGCGTGATGATGTGAAGCATACTGGTATTGTTCGTTGTGTTTCTGATGTGACCAAGGGAACTGGGCTTACGCATCGTACTGGTAAACGGTTTACTGTGAAGTCCATTTACATATTGGGGAAAATATGGATGGATGAAAATATCAAGAAGCAGAATCATACTAACAATGTTATGTTTTTCTTGGTCCGAGATAGAAGGCCCTATGGTAATAGTCCTATGGATTTTGGACAGGTTTTTAATATGTTTGATAATGAGCCCAGTACTGCTACTATAAAGAATGATTATCGAGATCGTTTCCAAGTGATGCGTAAGTTTAGTGCAACGGTAACTGGTGGTCCTTCTGGGATGAAGGAACAGGCTCTTGTTCGTAGGTTTTTTAAGATTAATAGTCATACAGTTTATAATCATCAGGAAGCTGCGAAGTATGAGAACCATACTGAGAATGCTTTGTTGTTGTATATGGCATGTACTCATGCTTCTAATCCTGTGTACGCTACGTTGAAAATACGTATCTATTTTTATGACTCTGTATCGAATTAATAAATATTGAATTTTATATATGTACTTGAATCTACTTCAATTGTCGTTTTTAATACATTCCATAATACATGATTAACTGCTCTAATTACATTATTAAGAGAAATTACACCAAGGGTATTCAAATATTTGTACACTTGTTTCCTAAATGCGGTTAAGAAAAGACCAGTCGGAGGGCGTGAAATCGTCCAGATTCGGAAGTTGAGAAAACATATGTGAATCCCCAATGCCTTCCTGAGGTTGTGATTGAACCGGATCTGGATGTCTATGACTTTCCCTTTCGAAGAACTCGTCCAGATTTCTTGTTGGGTTTTGAAAAAAAGGGGATTGTTGATTGTCCAGATAAGAACGCCATTCTCTGCTTGATGCGCAGTGATGATTTCCCCTGTGCGTGAATCCATTGTCTCTGCACGTGAAGGCTACGTATACCGTGCAACCACAAGGGATGTCAATCCTGCGTCTCCTGATTGCTCTCTTCTTGGCCTCCCGATGCTTGACTTTGATTGGTACCTGAGTACAGCTGATTTGAGAGGGTGATGAAGGTCGCATTCTTTAATGCCCAGGATTTGAGATGCGCGTTCTTGTCCTCGTCTAAATACTCTTTATATGAAGAATTGGGACCTGGATTGCAGAGGAAGATTGTTGGGATGCCCCCTTTAATTTGAACTGGCTTCCCGTATTTTGTGTTGCTTTGCCAGTCCTTTTGTGCCCCCATGAACTCCTTAAAGTGTTTCAGATAATGCGGGTCAACATCATCTATGACGTTATACCATGCGTCATTACTGAACACCTTTGGGCTCAGATCAAGATGACCGCACAGATAATTGTGAGGCCCAAGACTTCTGGCCCATACGGTCTTTCCTGTTCTGCTTTCCCCTTCAATCACTATACTAATCGGTCTACTTGGCCGCGCAGCGGCCTCAACGACGTTCTCCGCCGCCCATTCTTCAAGTTCTTCTGGAACTTGGTCGAACGAAGAAGACAAAAAAGGAGAAACATAAGGAGCTGGAGGCTCCTGAAAAATCCTATCTAAATTACTATTTAAATTATGAAATTGTAAAACAAAATCTTTGGGAGCTAACTCCCTTATAACCCTAAGAGCCTCTGACTTACTTCCTGAGTTAAGCGCTGCGGCGTAAGCGTCATTGGCGGTCTGTTGTCCCCCTCTTGCAGATCTTGCATCGATCTGAAACTCTCCCCATTCGAGGGTGTCTCCGTCCTTCTCCAGATAGGACTTGACGTCGGAGCTTGATTTAGCTCCCTGAATGTTCGGATGGAAATGTGTTGATCTGCTTGGGGATACCAGGTCGAAGAATCTGTTATTCGTGCACTGGTACTTTCCCTCGAATTGAATAAGGGCATGCAGATGAGGTTCCCCATTCTCGTGAAGCTCTCTGCAAATTTTGATGTATAATTTGTTAACTGGTGTTTGTAGGGTTTTCAATTGGGAAAGGGTTTCTGATAGGGAAAGAGAACAGTGGGGATAAGTGAGAAAATAATTTTTGGCATTTATTTTAAAACGTTTTGGGGGAGCCATTTGGTCAATGTACACCGATTGACTTGGATTTCATTTGGTGCCTGCAATCGGTGTAATGGGGTACAATATATAGTTGTACACCAAATGGCATTTTGGTAAAAATCCCAATAATTTTGAACCCCCATAGCGCCCACCGTTCTAATATT